CCTTTGTGACGTTCTTGAGTAGAACACCTACCTGGACACCGCACGATTTAAAATCCGCGCCTTTGACTTTCAGGACTTCCCCCGCCGGCCCTTTGTGAGTGCCATAGGCAAACGGGGTGTCGTCCCTGTGTAATTCTAATGAACCTCCGGACATTAGATTTCCTTTAAAAAAGATTAAGTTCCAGGATCAACCAGCGTGCCACCAGTATCGTTATCCCCGTAGTAGTTGTTGATAATGCCTTCAGGCATCATATCAAACGTTACGGATGCTGCTGCACAGTAAGCAAAGTAATTGGTGCGGATTATACCAAGTACCTCTAATTCGGTAAATCCGTCCATTTTCACAGCTACCGAATCGGCGGCACCATCAATTGCGCCAATAAAATCGTTGTTCCTGATAACAAACGCATAATTTTTCCCAGTCGCTCCTGGATCAGCGATATGAATACCAACCGCATCACCGTCAGAAGATTCCAGACAAAATACATTATCTTCTATCAAAGCATCCGGGAAACCTCCCACGCCAGTAACGATGTATTCCGCTTCTGTTGTAGTGGCATCTCCACCAAGGAATCTACAATTCTTTATAACCAAACCAGTTGTGGCATTAGTCCCATCGTCAAGGGCAATAGCTCTCATAATAGCCGTTGCATGGTCAACCGAATTAAGGTCAAACCAGCAATCTCTAAATACTAATCCGTTTACTGCGGTTGTCTGAGCTACATCAAATAAATCAACAGCCGTAGTTGCACCGGCTACCAGCAAAAATTTAATGCCGTGCCAACCCGTTCCATCAACATCAATGGTCACAAGATTGGCGGTATCATCAGCATCAGCCGTGATAATCGTGGAGGGCATCCCTCCCATCGGAGGAATAGCTGCGACAAACTGCATATCTGCCAATGGTACTAAGGGAGAAACGGAACAATCAACTGAATGAGTGCCGGGTCCAAGTACAATCGTATCGCCAGCACTTCCCCTTGATATTGCATGAGTAATTGTGGCAAAAGGATTGTCACGATCACCACCATGATTGCTACCATCAGTTCCACCTGATACAGCAACAAACCATGTGTTGCCGAAGGGATTAAGACCGCATGTTACCGGAACACCATAACTTGAAATTCCGTTTGGAAACTTTGTTAAAGCCATTTTTTACTCCTACTTGGAACACCCTGTATCTCTCATCAGGCTGCCCGGATGATTTGCACACCCGCTTACCCCTTTGAATTGGGGGGTAGGCTCGTCACCTATCCCCCCAAGTAGTTGATATTATGCCGGGACATTCCCGTAAAAATCACGCTCATCGTCGATCTCAGCCGACCATCTCTGATCGCCCTTGACCATCATGTCACCGGTCTGAAAATCCTTTTCCCTGGCGAATCGGTTCTTACGCCGTTGGAAATGAATTATACCCTTGCCGTCCAACTGCATAACCCACATGTCAGTGTCGGTCATGTAGGGCCAAGATTTCAGGGTTATATTCCTACCGCTCTGTTTGTAAGCGGAAATCGCTCTGTTAGCGACATCCGGGCGGTCGGGGGAATATAGAATCTCCCTTGCTTTCTTTTCCAACTGCGGAGGAATCCAAAGGTTTTTCACCTTTTTCTTAATCCGATATTGCCGATGGTTGTACTGATTCTCAGCGGCAATCAACACTGCCCAGAACGTGTCATATGTTAAATCGGCATTGGTCGATTTGTTGGAAAATGCGGAGCCGTCCAGCCTCGGGTGATCCGTTGCGAACAGCGCCTTGGAAAAACGAGTTGAATGATACGTTGTGGCAGTGCCCGAATTAAAAAACCGTGCATGAAGCACTTCGGGATGTTCGGCCAACGCTTCGCCCAGGTCGTGAAACAATTCCTTAAGTTCCCCGCCGTCCGATCCGCCGTTAAGTTCGTACAGATTGTCGTCAATGGCCTCTTCGGTAATTCTGACAGCCAACGCCCAAACATCGGGAATCCAGGCCTGTTTCGGGCCTGCAATCTGCGTGTCATACGTCACAGGGGAACCCTCACCCTTGATTACAGGCATTCCCAGCCCGGAACGAATGACGTTCTCTTCCTTTTTCTTCTTACTCGTCTTTACTGTAACGAGTTGCTTCCACATGGCCTGTGCGCGCTTGGTGACATATGTGTCTATCGCCAGGGCAAAAAGGCCAGGGACGTACTCATCGTTAAATCTTGCTCTTGTCCACATGGTTTATTCTCCTTTATGCTGTAGCGCCACCGTCAACGCTGGGCATGTTTTCATAGTGCATGTTTATCTTACAAATCCAACGACATCCCTCGACACCTGAAACTCCGGGGCTGTCATCGCCAACCAAATCAACATCGTTCGGATGGGGTCCATAAAGTTTCATGTTCAACGCGGCGGTTGCAGCCACAGTAGCGGAATTAATCATCTGCCGACTTCTTCCAGTGTTTGAGTTCCCGGCACATATGGTTATGCTGACGATATCCGCATTTAACGAACCATCAACTATATCAATCGCAGCCGTGCCAAAATTTTCTCTTGCGACATACAGTTGATCCGGATGATCCGCGACCAGCACATACCCCGCAATCGTGGCGTTTCCGGCTTCAGTGGCGGCAATATATTTAACCGGGTCCATATTTTCGTCAAAAATCGCCTGAACAGAACCCAGCAGGTTGTCAAGACTGTCGGGAACTGCATCACTATAAATGCCCGGCAAGTACCCCATTTTGGGGGTAAGCAGGTGGGCACCGGATACACCAACGATATCGCCATGATAAACGTTGATCACCGTTGATGCTGCCACTGCGTAGTATCTGGCTCTCAGCACCGGGCCATAGGGCATAAACCCAAAGGCCCAATCGTAGTTATAAGCTGTCATTTTAAAATCTCCTTATTCAGCAACCACCAGATCGCCTAAGTCGCTTGTGTCTTCGGCGTCTCCGTCAAAAATCGATTCGTCAAACTGAATGTCGTCTCCGCCTCTGATCTTTCCCCGGTCCCCGGTGAATATCTCAACACCGTCCGGGGCTTTGTTCTTGAGGGTGTCCAGTTGCCCGGACCTGTCCAGGTTTTCGGCCAATGCTCTCTTAGCGTCCTTCACCAATTGATGATGATGCCAAGGCTTGAATAAAAGCGCCTGATCCAATCGACAAATACATCCCAGGATATCGTCCACCTGATCCGACAATTCCGGAAGGTTGGACCGGTTTGCAATCGCCCAGCGTAAGGGCGGCTGTTGGGATTTACAAAGCTCGTCGATTCTCTTGGCGGTTCTCTCGCACCATCGGAAAGCGTACTTTTTTTCGTTCTGAAGTCTCTGCGCTACCGGTGGTAAAAGTAACGGATCGGCCATCAACGAAAAATCGTTCAGTTCGGAGTCGGACAAATTGAACCAGTTGACATCCTCGCCTTGAACCCGGCTAACAATCGCGGCCTCCTCGGCGGTCAAGGACCTTGTGGGCAGGGGTTTTTTGGCCTCTACCTTGTTCACAGGGTTTCTCTTGCAATTTCGTTCGTGAGTTTTCAGACCCCTTGGTTCAAGCGGCCTGTCGCAAAATTGACACGTTGGTTTTTTGGTGGTATCGTTTGTGGTCATGGTTTAGCCCTCCCCTTCGGTTTTTTTCGCCATTAATTTTTGATAAACTTTGGCCTGTCCGGGCGTCATATCCATCTGTTTAATTACCTTTGACACCCTGCTCGATAGTACGGTTGACTCGCCGGCCTTTTTCTTGGGTGGCGTGAGGCCCTTTTTTTTAATGTCTTTTTTACGGTTATCATCGGCGGATTTGCCGAGGGCGGTCTTTTGCCCCTTCTCAAACGCTTGTTTCTCGATCTGTTCAATATTGGTCAGTACAAATGACGCCATACCGAACCAATCCCCGTAAGGGTGATCTTCGATTCCGAGTTTGGATTTCATTTTGTTTACACCCTCCCGAAGAGGACCAGTTTCGTCCGAAAGCGCCGGGTAGGTTTTTGTGATAAATGAATCCAATTCCTTTTTTGTTTGAGAGATCTCAACTGCATTCAGGGTTTCCTTTTTGTTTCCCTTGGCGGTCTGATTGGCCACCAGTTTCATGATCTGAAGTGTGGCGGCGGGATCGTCTTTGTGTTCCTCAAGGAGCCCTATCAGTTGAGTGTCCGAAAAAGTTTCTTCCTCCGTTGGTTTCGCCTCTTTTTTGGTTGTCCGAAGTTGATAGGCTAATGCGTTCCTGTCCTTTTGTAGTTTCTCAAATTCAGATTTGAGCGTACCCATCTCTGTGCTTTGAGATTCGATATCCTTTCTGAGGCTTTCAATGGTTGCCTCGGTTTCTGGGGGGTCCTTCTTCTTCTCGTCCCCGTCCGGTTCGTCTTCTTCGTCGGGAATGCTGAACATGTTCTCGTCTTCATCCTCGACGTCCTCATCCTCGACCTCTTGTTCAAGATCGGCATCAGGTTCGATGTCTTCTGCTACCTCTCCCCGCTGACAAAGAAGTTTTCTCAGCAGGAAGGCTATAAAATGTTTCATGGTCTGTCCTCTCTCGCCTTTTGGCGGTGGTTAAGGGTTAATAAAATAAAAAAGCCGACTGGCAGGAGCTACTTGTGTCCTGTCAATCGGCTTTTCCGGGTACTCGGTCGTGGGACCGGTGCGGCATGGAAGCCGTTATATATTTAAAACTACATTAATCGTTCTTTAGATTTATAAACCTTGCCTAACGCGCCCTCGTTAAAGTTTAAAACAATTTGCCCGGTGTACTTCGATGAAACAAGGCCGAGTATCATCATGAAAAAGTCTTTTATCTTGGGCGGTATGTTTGCGAAGGTCATTCGTCCTCGACCATTCCTTTCCGGGAAAGCTCAACATACACCCGCGTAAAATCTGCGTTTATAAGCTGTTTCAGGTTCGGCACAAGCGCCTTTTCGCCCACCATCTCACCCGGTATTCTAAAGATTCGCCGGGCCAGTTTTAATTGACCCTTGATTACCGAAGGATCTCCGTTTAAAAGCTCGTCGTGAATTACACTGACAACGGCTTCAACCTGTTTCTTGCGGTAATTGGCAAACTCTTTTGAGAATATGAAGTCTTTCATAACCTATATTCCTGCATTCGCACCGGCATTCTCGCCCCCCTGCGCTTCAAGCGCCTGCGCCGTCTTTATTGTCTCCTGGATCGCCGCCTCAACCACCTGACCCATTTGCGGAAATTCCTGTAAAAGTTTAGACAGTTTAGCCATAAGCGGATTAATGTATTTTTCGGGATCGTCCTTGCCATATGCTTTTAACACATCGATTCTGATAGGTACGGGATCAAACACCATGGCAGGATCAGCCATGGACAGGTTGAGCAAATCCTCGTTTTCTTTCCTTTCGATTAGTTTGTTCATCAATTCCGTGCTGCCTGTAAGCCTGAATTGCCTCTTCCTGCCCATTTTCTGCCTTGGGATAGGGACAGGCTTGCCTTCACGGGGAAACGTCTTGTCAGCAGGCATGTATTGATAATACAGGTCGTATAACGTCCGGATTATGGATAGAAATTCTTCCTTGAACTGGTCGGACTGATAGTTATGCTTGACGTTGCCTTCCTGAATTACAGACATAACTTCGGTAGCCGTGGTCTTTGAGCCCTCCTTGGGGCGGCCTATTTGAAGATCCCCGATGGATAAAAGCCTCTCCCACATGGAAGTCCAGACGTATATAAACTCAATAAACTGGCTTGGGTTTAGGTTAAACTTCGGGAATAAAATACCCTCGGTGCTTTCGCATGGTACGCCCTGACCTGGCTTTAGGATAATATCGCCTGCCAGCCCGGTCGATTCGGTGTAAAAAAACCACGGAATCATCGTGATTTCAGCCACGTTCATTACGGTGTTGAATGTCTTTGTTGCGCCTTCCTGTATGGATTTCATCTTACCGTAAATGGATGTGCCGTAACTCCGACCCCGCTCTGCGAAAAGCCTGCTCCGTTTTAATAATTGCTCGTTCTTGAAGTTAAGTTCTCTTAGTTTAACGATTCGGATAATAACCTGACGATCCAGGGCGATTTGAACCACGATTTTTTCTTCTTTCCAACTCTTGATGTCTTTCTTTTCCTCGTCTTCTTTCTGGTAAATATAAGACAGCGAACACTCAATGCACTCAATAGTTGCGATTGTCTTAACCTGAACATCTGCCAATTCCTGGGCCGGAGACTGTTGTTCCTCCGATAGATCTTCGGTGCTTTCCTCGTTCAACAGCCATTTATCGATATTGCAGTAACCTATCTTGCCATCTTCCTTGGCCTTGATAAGTTCAGCATAGGTTGGGTAAACCTTCCGACAAATAAGCGCCGATTCCCAATCTTCCACATCGTCGGCTATAAACACATCAGTAAACGGCACCTGTTGAATCACGCCGCCCTCGAAAACAGTCTGGGTTATGTCCTGGGTGGCAAACTTCCGTGTCTCAGAATCGATTTGAATGTTTCCCTGTTCATCAAAGAGAAACTCCCGCTGTGTAATCTCATTTTCATCATACGCCGGAATTGAATAAATCGTACCCTCAAGTAATATGTCGTGAACCATTCCGGCAGCGTATGTTTCGATCTTTATAACGTGTTCCAGTTCGTTGTTCCACCAGTCTTCTATGATTTGGGTTTCTTCGTCGGGTGGTGATCCGCCGTCCATTATAAGATTTACATAAGGCTTTTTACCCACCAGCCCTGCAAAGAATCTGGGCTCAAGGTTATCAACAGATATAGTGCATAATGGTAACTCGATATTTGACGCCTCCGGCCACGGATCTTTGACGTCTGCTCGGGTCTGCTCGTAAACCCGGCGCGACTCCTTGATTTCCGTGATTTTGTTTTCCCGGTATTTACTGCCCTTGATCTTATCGTAATGATCCAAACAGAGTTCTACAAGGTGTTGCCATTCTCCATTTTTTTCCTTGCCTGCATCGTCGTAGTCGCGGGGTTTATTAGCCACTATAAACAGTCTCCAAGAATTTCGGAAAGCCCATCACTTCATTGACGGTGACAATGCTGGCTTTCGTGCCTTCAATGTTTCTCAGCCCGGGTTTGAGCTTGTGAATCGTCCACTTGCCGTCCTTTAGAACCTTCATAACCTTTTTTGTGTGATATTCTGCCCAGGCTTCTTTGATTTGGTCTTGAGTGTAAACAGATTCCATTATCGTCTCCTACTATATCGGCCTCGGCCACTTCGAAATCGAAGGTGTATTAATTTTTTTAACAACGTCGGACCACTCTCAACAATGACGGTAGATACGGTTGATAAAGCTCCTGTTATTATCATAGAGGCGTTGCCTGTAAATATAGAGGTCTTTTTTATTAAATTCCCGGCGATACTCATTACCGACCCACCGACAGCACAAACATAAATAGCTATTGTTCCAAGGGTTCCGGTTGGAGAAACGCTTCCGCCGCCCGCTGATTGTCCGAATGTTGATATTGACGATAAAGTACCGGTAATAGATGTTGATGCCTTTCCGATAAACACGGAGGTTTTTTTAACAATACTTCCAGTAGGGCTAACTGCACCCTTGCCGATAAAAATATATATTTTCTTTGCAAGACTTCCGACAATCGTTACAACGTATCCTCCAACGCCTTGTAAAAAGATTGTGGCCGTTGCTAAACCCCCGGTAATTACAACCGAATAACTCCCGACCGTTTTGTGTGTTTGTCTTGCCAAACTTCCAATAATGGACATTGCATGTCCGCCCATGCTTTTATAGGTCTGTTTAGCCAAACTCCCGGCTATTGACAGCGCATATTCCCCGACAGCACATACAAAGGTCACAACACTCCCCAGAGTTCCAGTCGGGGAGATCGTGCCACCACCTGTTGACATAAGAAAAATAGACGCCGTTCCTAACGATCCGACCGGTGCTACCGCATACCCGCCCATTGTTTTATATGTCTGCCTGGGCAAGCTGGCCACCGGTGATATTGTTCCCTGTCCGGCTGCTTGATAATAGGTGGTAGCGCCGGCTATTACTACATCAACTGCGGCGGTTGTCCATTCAGTTAAATCATCCTCAATGAGCTTAACCCGGACCTGGAAACTTCCAGTCGTGCCGTCGTTCTTGGCCGTGATAATTTGTTCCGTCGCGGTTTGAAGTCCCAAGATCGGGTTTGTATCTTCGGTATAGAGATCCCCGGACCCGCCGATAGTGACCCATGATCCTATGCCCTGGTCCCACTCAAAGTACATATCCCCGGACTCTGCCCAACCACCACCGCCAGCGACGGAGATTTGGCCTCCCATTTGGAAGTTGCCACCAGCCGCTATTTCAGGATCAACGGTTGGTCTTGGCATTGTTACGCCAGTGATATTAGTTGCCATCTATTATGCCTCGGCTGCAAATTGAATCGTAAATGTAAACTCGATTTTATCAGCGGCCACAACGTTAATTGCTGAAAATACGGTTCGATCCATCAGTATCCCATCAGCGGACGCATTAAATAATCCATGCTCCGTAATGGCAAGTCCTTCGTCATATGTATGGGTAGCAACCGACTTGTATTCATAGGTCTCATCCCCCTCGATTTGCGTTCCAGCATCCCTTGTATCACCACAAGGAGTCCCTAAGGCCGTATCCGCAGCACTTTCCGCACCAACACCCACACCCGAATCGTGATACTTGAAATCACCAAAACCGGAAGTCTCAGCGATAAGCTGGTCAACAATGAAGTTCACGAAAGCGGTGGTAACTTTTCGGTTCTTTTCGATTCGCTCATCAATAACCTCACCATTACGAATGTGTTTAGCAGTAAGTTGGTTAGTAACATGGATAATACTCCCGCCCATGCCAGTTCTGCCCCTTTGAGCAATACCCGCCTTAATTTGCTGATCCAGGCTTAATTTGCGCCCACGAAATTTTTTAAATAGTTTTAACATTGCATTCCCCTATAAATTTATTTAATCATATAAATCGTGCAAACACCGATCTTGGCATCCCCGGCTGCCGCAAGAGTGAACGTCAATTCACCATCAACAAACGGTGGACTGACCGGAATAATTTGCTCCGTGTTTGTCTCATGACGGTCTGCACCGCCACCGGCTAAAACATCCACACCGTCCTCATCCAGCAATGTAAGATCGTAAGCGGCTGTCGGGGCGGTTGCCCCCGGATTCGTTACAACCCGAACGATAAACCCCTTGAGCTTCGTAGGCTTCGGACCGTTCCAGGGTTGTGCAGCCGCAAAGGTTGAAGCTATCGCCGCTGAAACTACCCCACCTGTCGCTGATGTCCAGGATATTACGATCTTGTTATCCTGAGATCCATCCGCAAACGGGGCCGACATGGTAATGGTAACGACTTGATCTGCCATGATTATTTCTCCTTGTTAAACTTTCTGAACAGAATCCCTGTTGCCTTCGGGCATGTGAGAATTAAATCACCCGTCTTTTTACACTGGATCCGGGTACACCGTTTAAGATCGATCCCCTTTTCTTCAAGATAACTGTAATACAGACCGTTGGCCATGAGATGCACACGTTCGGCTTGTGGTATTCTTACTTCGATCATAATTCCCCCTTATGCATAAAATTCCTTATATTCCCCACTTACGGGTTTCTTAATACGATTACGATGTTGAAAGTTCTTAAACCCCGTGAAAGGCTTTTTCTCCCCCCGCTTGGTCTGGAACGTCTTAGGTAACAGCGTCATCATTTGAG